ATCGGCTCGCCGCTTCCGCGGGTCCGATTCCGTGACTCAGCTAGTCGTCAAGGCTGCTCCGGTCGGCGACGGCTCAGGAGCTCTCGACTACGCGGCGGACAACGTCGCGGGTCTCGAGAGCGTCGTGCTTGCAAATTGCGTATTCGTTGCGAAGAACGGCAACGACGCCACCGGATTGCGCGCGGATCTCGAGAAGCCGTTTTTGACTATCGGCGCCGCTATGGCAGCGGCGCACGACGGCGACGCGGTGCTCGCGTACCCAGGCTTTTACGACGAAGACGTAGTCCTACCAGCTGATTTCGAGCGCCTGTCGCTCGTGGGGCTCGACGCGACGACGACCTCCGTAAGGAGCGTCAGTTGGCGCGCGACCGGGGCCAATCAGCTCGCAGCGGTGAGAGAGTTTTCGGTCACCGGGGATTTGTCGTTTGACGGGTCTTCGGCCACTGGCGCGCAAACGGCTTTGGAGTCGCTTTACGGCGCGAGTAGTCTCACGCTCGATTCGCTCACAGATCCTCAGGTTCAAGACGTCACACTAAGCGGCGACTTTACGCTGTCTGCGTGTCTCGGCGCCAACGTGTCGAACCTTACGGCCCAGGGTGGGGGCACCATTTCGTATATCTCTGGTCCGACCGGAGCTCGCGCGCCGTACATCTTCGACAAGGTCACGTTCGGCGACGACACCTTTGTTTTCGGCGAGGTGTGGGCGCGCGGGAATGTAAAGGTCACGAACGGATCGAACCTTACGATCAACGGCTCTACGTATCACACGGGCGGAGTCGACGAGGCGCTCAACTGGGTCGTGGCGACGGTGGTTGATGGCGGAGATCTGAATATCAATTTCGCCAAGCACAAGGTCGGTCAGGTCGCCGAGAACATGTGCGACGTCACCGGTGGATATTCGAGCGGTGGCGATGTCAACGTTCAGGTCGTCGGTGCACCTGACGCGGTAAAAATGTCGCAGTTTCGAGCCAGCGTATTTCGGCTCGACCCTGGGAATGCGATCATCAGTGGTGAGAGCGTATACGCCTATGTTCGCGGCTCCGGGCTGAAAAATGTTCAGCTTGAGAGTAGTGACGGAATTGGCGCTTTCGATCGGGAATTGTGGCTTGAATCTGCTGGGACGGCGACCGTCGGCGGAACTGCGTTTTCTATCGATCCGCCGTTCCCTGATACGACGAACATGGGGTTTTGTGTGTGCTTGAGAAACCCGACCGGCGGCGCATTCACCCCGGATTACGTTTGGGTCGACGGCCCCAGCTTGGCCGTAAATGGTTTCGTGCTGAAATCGTCGGCGCACAGCGTTCCGATCAATGTCCAGATTCTCTACGACAAAAGGATTTTAGGATGGCTCTCGAGGGGATTGACGAGAAGCTCGCGGAGCAGATTGCGAAGCTCCGCTCGTTGGGAGTGCTGAAGTATACGGATTCGTCCGGTCGCACTGTCGAGCTGACGAAGCTCCCGGAGACGAAGCCCGAGGACCGCAAGAAGTGACCGTGCTCGAGCGCGTGTCCGAGCTCGCAGCGGCGATGCGCGCGGTCGGCGCTGGCGTTGCGACGTGCGACGGCCTCACGCTCGACCTGACCCTTCCGCCGCAACCAGTCGCCGTGGAGCCGACGCTTACGGAGGCGCGCGAGGTCAAGGCGGATACTGAGGAGAAGGCGCGGCTTCGCTACGAACAATTGGTGTTTGGTGCTGGCGCTGGGCGCCGTATCAAGCTCCCGATGAGGTGATCCGTGACGATGCAGAGTGGATTCAATTCGTATCCCGATGGTCGCGTGGCCAAGTGGTGGCGCGAGCCTGAGGCGAGTATCGGCGGATCGGTCGTGGCAACCGCGCTGCGGATCCGTCAGGTGCAGCGCGACGAAATCGAGCGCTTCGAATCGGCGCTCTCGCTGTGCACGGACCGGCCCGCGTCGTCGATTCGCCCTGGCGTGCGGCCCGACTACTGGGAGACTTACCAGTATGAGCCGCTCTCATTGAACGTGGTGGAGAGCGTTTGCGCGACGATGCATGCGGAAATTACGCAAGGTCAGCCGCGCCCGATGTTTATGACCGCCGGTGGCGATTGGAGCATGATGCGCCGCACGGACCAGGCGAATAAATTTCTGGACGGACTCTTCGCAGACAAGGACGTATACACGGAGCTTGGTCCCGATATTGGGTATGACCAAACCCGTTTCGGCACCGGGTTTTGCAAGGTTTACGTCGACGCTGACGATCTGCACTTTCAGCGCGTGTTCCCTTGGGAAATCATCGTTGACGAGGTTGACGGTCGACTCCGTAAGCCACGCTCGCTGTACCATGTGACTTACATGGATCGGGGCGTCGCGATGGAGCGATGGCCCGACATGGCCGAGGAGCTTTCGACGGCGCCGGGGCCCGATGGGGAGTGGGCAATTCTCGATAACACCACGGCGGACGTGATTGTGATTATCGAGGCGTGGCACCTGCCGAGCGGCGCGGGCGCCGAGGACGGCAAGCACGTAATTGCAACGAGCGGTTTGCAGGCCGCGCTCTTTGAGGAAGAGTGGGATGAGGATTGGTTCCCGTTTGCGGTGTGTCGCTACGAGAATCAGCCGATCGGATTCTTCGGCAAGGGCATCCCGGAGCAGCTTGCGGGGATGCAGTACAATATCAACAAAACGTCAATGAGCATTGACGTTGCTCAAGATCAGATTGGTTCTTCGATCTACGTTCAGCGCGGCGCGAAGATCGTAAAGAGCCATATGCAGAACGGCTTCGGCGTGATCGTAGAATACGATGGCACTCCGCCCGTGTTCTCGACTCCGCCGGCTATCGCGCCCGAGATGTACTCGTGGCTCGAACGCCAATACCAGCGAGCCTTTGAGCGTATTGGCGTGTCGCAGCTCGCCGCGCGCGCGGAGCTTCCTGCCGGAATGCATAACGCGAGCGGCGTGGCGCTTCGGTCGTATATCGATCAGAATTCGAAGCGATTCGTTCACCCGGTGCGCAACTACGAGAATTTCTTCGTTCAGCTTGCGACGACCGCTGTCAAGGTGATGACTCGGGAGAAGCTCAACCTCGAAGTGCAGCACCGCAACGGTCGGCGAATCCAAAAAATCAAATGGTCCGACGTGTCGCTGAAAGCGCCATTTACGATCACTTGTTGGCCGACGAACCTCTTGCCGAACACGCCCGCCGGGAAGCTCCAAACGTTGCAGGAGCTGAGCGAGAGTGGGCTTGCGCAAGCGATCGGACTTGGTCCGGAAATGATGGTCCGGCTTCTCTCTGGTGTTCCTGATTTGGATCCGACGATCCGCCTTTTGACCGCGTCGACGGACAATATCCTTCGGATCTTGGACGCGCTGTCCGAGGACGACGGCGCGTATATCGCGCCCGAGCCCGCGTGGGATCTGTCGCTTGCGATGCGGCTTTCCGTGCTGCGCACGCAGGAGCTCGAATGTGATGGCGCGCCCGCCGAGGTGCTCGCGCGCTTGCGAGATTTTACCGCCGCCTGCCAGGGCTTGCTCGAGCAAGCCAAAGCGCAAGCGATGCCCGAGCCGCCGCCCCCTGGGGCGATGCCGGCAGGTCCAGAAATGCCACCGGGGGGACAGGCTCCCCCCCCTCCGCCGGTGCCTCCGGTGGCAGCTTTACCCAAGGAGGGAACCCAAATGTCCGAATCCGATCAGGTGCGCGCCGAGACCGCCGCGCTACTCGCAGAGGCCGCCGCCAAGGCGAGCGCAACCGAAGAGCCGGCCAAGACCGAGCAGGAGCCCGCGCAGGAGGCCGCTCAAGAGGCCGACGACCCGAACAGGCTTCGCGCTACGCCTCGCGACCCAGACGGCCGCTTCAAGGCGTTGGCGCGCCGGGAACAGCGCTCCAAGCGAAAGCTCGAGGAGCGCGAGCGCGCGATTGCGGAGCGCGAGCAGCGTGCGGCGATCGCAGCCAACGAACGCTCCGAATACGATGCGCTCCGCGCGCTGAAGGCGCGGGTCGCTGACGATCCGTACGGCGTCGCGCGCGAGCTCGGGATCTCCGTGGACAAGCTCACGGAGCAGGTGCTCGCTGACGGCAAACCGGAAGCAGAGATCGCAAAGCTCCGCGCCGAGAACGCCGCACGAGACAAGGCTGAGAAGGACCGGCAGGAGGCAGCTGAACGGTCGAGCAAGCTCGACCGAGAGCGGCGCTTCGTGGCCGAGGCCGAGGCCGACGAGTACGGCGCTCTCGCGGGTGCTGACCCTGACATGCTCGTGGCCGAGGCGTACCGCGTCGCGCCTCTGATTTACGAGGCGCTTGTGAAAAACGGCCAGCGTCGCGAGCCGACGAACCAAGAGATTTTGCGAGAGCTGAACGCGCGCTACGCGCATCGGCTCGAGAAGGCCGCCGCGAAGCTTGGGTATGCCAAGGGCGCGTCCGCTCCGGCGAAGGGAGCCGCGAAAACGGTCACGTCGCGCGATGCTCAAGAGCGCGGCACGCGGGTCAACGGAAACTCAAACCTTGACCGAGTGCTGAGCGGCGCGGAGCGCGCGGACGAGATTGCAAGGATGCTTCGCGAGTCGCGTCGCGCTTGACACGAGACCGCGTTGTGTGACGATACACGCACCGACGCGGCGTATCCGCGGAGCCAATCCGGATAAGGCGTTCACCGGGCGACACGGGGTATCGATACCCGGCGAGTCACGGATCCCGTGACGAGAGAACCCAAACTCTCATCGCCTTTGAGGTATCGCTATGGCTCCCCCCGTTGCAGCAAGTATCGCGTCGCTCGAACCGGTACTCAAAACCGTTTACGAGAAGCAAGCGACTGTTCTCGCGTTCGACATGCACCCGCTTCTCGGCATGATGCCGAAGGTCGAAAAATTCGGCGGCAAGAACTACCAGTTTGGTGTCCGCTACCAGGGCGGCCAGGGTCGTTCTGCCGACTTCACCAAGGCGCAAAACAACCGCAACCCGAACGCGTACGATGACTTTCTGATCACGCGTTTTTCGGACTACGGCGTGGGTTCGATCACTGGCGAAGCGATCGAAGCGGCCGAGGGCGAAATCAACGCGATGGTGGAAGGCCTCCAGGCTGAAATCGACGGCCTTTTCGAGACCTCCGGTCAGTCCGCGTCGACCGCGCTCTATCGCACCGGAAGCGGTACGATCGGTCAGGGTGCGACGCTGATTTCTGCGACGGAGCTCCAGCTCGCGGACTCCACTGCCGCGATGTATTTCGGCAAGGGAATGACGGTTGGATCGTCGCCGACCGACGGCTCCGGTCCGCAAAACGTGGGCACGGTGAAGCTCGCAAAAATCGACGAAGAGAGCGGCATTCTCACGGCGGAAGCGCCGGGATGGGCCGCTGGAATCGCTGGTTTCGCAGCGACGGATTTCCTGTTCGTCGACGGCGACTACAACGCGAAGGCGCCCGGTCTCCTCGGTTGGATTCCTCCGGATCCGCCGACGTCGACGGCGTTCTATGGCGTCGACCGAAGCGTCGACGTCGTGAAGCTCGCCGGCATGCGAATCAACGGCGGCGGCGCTCCGCTCGAGGAGACCTGGCAAAAGGCCATGGCTCTCGCGCAGCGCTTCTCGGCGAAAATCGACAAGGGGTTCATGCACCCCGAAGACCTCGCGCGGCTCACGATTTCGCTCGGCTCGCAGGTTCGGCGAATCGACGCGAAAGCGACCGACGCGCGTGTTGGTTACGCGGGCGTCGAGGTGGTTGGCCCTACGGGACCGGTGCAAATCTTCGGCGACGCAGACTGTCCGCTCGGTCGCGCGTGGGGCTTGAAGATGAGCACGTGGGAGTACAAGACGCTCGGCAAGATGCCGCGCTTTCTGGACCACGATGGGCTCCGGATCCTTCGTCAGGCGACCGCGGACGCCTACGAATTCCGCATCGGCTACCGCGGCGCGCCGCTCTGCCGGTCGCCCAAAGACAACATCGCCATCACCTGGTTAGGAGGGCACCACAATGGCGACTTCTACTCGGTGGCCCCGCGATGGGATGGCGAACGAGCTCGTGGACGTGCCTGTGGATTTTGCATTCCACGGCGCGGCCGACCTGACTCGACTCTACGAAGCTCCGATCGTCTCGAAAGCGATCGCTTCGATCACTCGCGTCGGCGTCGGCCTCTTCGACGTCAACCTTACGGAAGGCTGGCCGTGGCTGATTTCGGACTCGCTCAAGACGTCGAGCGACACGAGCAGCACGGCCGCGCCGTGGGTCGTGAAGGCGTGCTACACGGGTGCGGCTTCTGACTATTCGACGCCGAACGCGCCGAAGGTCCGGATCCAAGTATTCGATCTCGCGGGCGCGCTCGCAGATCCACCCGACGGAATGTTCCTCGTCGGCTTCCTCACGTTCCGCAACCGTCTGACGGGGATGTGATGGCCAAGGACGGACTCATGATCGCCATCGGTCGTCCGAAACGGGACGCCGAAGACGATGAGGAAATGCCCGAGAGCGAACGCGAAGAGGGCGAGCACGAAGGCGAAGAGGACGAGGCCGGCAGGGCTCTTCTCGACGCGATTCGCGATGACGATCCGAAGGCCGTGTGTATGGCGATTCGGAACATCATGGCCCTGGACGAGTACGACGACGAGGAGTTAGCTCACGATGCCCGCCCCCTTCCTGCGTAGTGCAATGGTCCAGCGCGCGCGAGAGCGGGCGGGCTTCGATGTTGTCGGGACTCAGACGGATCAGTTCGTCACCGACAACGAAGCGACTCATATGGTCGACCTCGCCGCGGTGGCGCTCTACGACAAGCTCGTAAGCGCTCGCGGCGAGGAATACTACGCCAAGGAGCAGAAGATTTCTGTCGTCCCTTATACGACTCCGGGGACGAATATTTATCAGCTCGCCGATGACTTTTACCAAGGTCTCGGTTGCTACGTTTTCTCCGGATCGCTTTCGGCGTTCGTCCCGATCGATTCGTATATGCAGCGCGAGGTGCCGACGCTGCGCACGCAAGCGCTGCTCGGTTACTGGGACGCGTCGCAAACGCGCTACAGATTCACCGGCACCCAAGCAGTCGCGTTCACCGTCCCGCCCGGCCCCGTGCTGCCAGAGAACGCTCCGATCGCTCAGGTCGAGCTTTTCCCGGAGCCGAAATTCGCGTTCGATTTGTATGTTCGATACATCCCGACGTGCATTCGTCCTCCCATCACCGGAGACCCCGACGATCCGTCCGTTGTGACGGATACCTATTACGACGGAATCAACGGGTGGGAAGACTGGGTGATTTGGACCGTCGCAATGTGGATGGCCCAAAAGGAAGAGCGCGATATTACGCCCTTCCAATCGCAGCTCGGGATGCTCGAGCAACGCATCCTGGATCTCGCCGGCGCGCGCAGTGTTGGCGATCCGGAACGTGTGGTCGACGTGAAGGGCGCGATTCGCCTCGCCGCGCGGCGGCGCAACGGTGGCGTGCGCACGATTTGGGGTTGGTGGACCAGCTGATGGCGTCCTACCGCGTTGGCCCTGAGCGTCGACTCCGCGAGGTCGACCCAACGGCGAACCGCGTTGCGCTTTCGAGCGTTGACGACCGGGCCCCCCTTCTCGCGTGTCCAATCCTGCAAGGGCAGCAGCTTTTCTCCGTCGTATTGCCGGCGAACGCGAGTGCCAGAATCGCCACCAAACTCGGCCGCAAGCTTACTGGGTGGATAATTGCGCGGCTCACCGTTGCAGTGGGAGGCTCGGCGCCGTCGCTGCCGTACGAGCTCGCGGCGGACGTGCAGTTTCTCACGCTGCAAAACGACAACGCGTTCGATTTGAAGCTCGATTTGTGGGTATACTGAGATGCCGCCGCTCCAGCGCCAGCTGCTAGAAATCAACGTAGCGAAGGGCATGAACCAGGGTATCGATCGGCGCGTTTTGCCGGCCGACCAATGGGCGCGCCTGGTCAATGTGGTGGTCGACAAGCAAGGCGCGGCGCACAATCGCCCTGGCTATGGCCTGATGTCGCAAACGGTGCTTTCGCCAGGCGGAGCGACGTTTCCGCAGACCGCGACGTGGACCGACACTCGCCTCGACGAGCTTTTGATTCGAGGCAAAGATCCAATCTCGAAGCTCGAGCGAATTTACTCGTTCTCTCCCGCTATCAGCGCTTGGAAGGACGTCGACTACGCCACGACCGTGGCGCACGAAAGCACGAACGTCTCGACGCTCACGAGCGGCGCCGTGCTTCCTCGCGTGTGCGTCTCTGCCGACGGCATAGAAACTTGGATGTGGGCCAAAGGCTCGTCCGTTGAAGGGCCCGTGTACCTCACGCGCGATACGCTCACCAAGGCAGTGCTCCACGTTGAGGCCGACGCGGGGTATGCGTGGACGATTCAAAAGATTCTCTCCATTGGACACCATGCGATGTTCCTCGGATCGCTCTCGGGGCATGGGTTTGAATTCGTGTCCTACGATCCGCGCACCGGTGCCGATTTGCCGAATGCACCGGGCACGCTGGCCGCGTCACTGTTCTCTTTCGAGCTTTGGGATGCATGCGAGGTCGACGCCGCGCGCTTCGCGGCGGTGCACGTTGGGCCGCTCGATACGGATATTACGATCTCGACTTACGACGTAACCGGCACCGTCGTTCAGGGCCGCACGCTCCACGCCGGCGCCGTCGTAAAGCGAGTCTCGATTGCTGCCGTCGCGGGCGTTGGGTTTCGCGTCGTTTTCGCGCTCGCGTCGAACGATATTTATATGGCCGGTTTCAGCGACGCGCCGGGCATCCCGCTCCTTTGGACGACCACGAGCTTGGATACGCCGGCCGCGGTCGCCTACGTGGCCGCGGGAATGCGCGATACCGGGGACGGGGTCGCGGTGTGGCAGGAATCGATCGCAAATACGCCCGGGCCTACGCCGCTCTTCGCGCAGGACGTGACGCCCGGCGGAACGTTCAACTTTCTGCTGCGTCTAGCGACGGCGAACACGATTCTTCGCTCCAAGCCGTTCGCGGTGAACGACGGCTTTTACGCGGTGTGCTCGCCCTACGTCACGGGCACGTTTTTTACGCTCAATCTTCTACGATATACCGCGCTCACGATCGGTAATCGCACGATGGGTTGCGAAGGAATCTTCGGCGAAGGCGCCGCATACCTCGCGCAGCAGGAAATCGTCAGTATCGAGAACGCGCCGCTCTTCGCCGAAGTGCCATCCACCGGACTGCACTCGCGTCTTTACGCCGCCGAGCTTCGTAATCCTCCGCTCTTGGATTTGAACACGGCGAATAGTTACGTGGTCGGGACCGAGCTTGATTTCGAAACGCAAAGCGCGAGCCCGCGCGGCGTCGCAGCGCAAGCGTGTATTGCACGCTCCGGATCGCAGGTCTCTTGGTACGACGGCGAGAGCGAGGTCGAACTCTCGTTCACGCAAAGACCGCGCGTGTCTGCGGTCGCTACCGGCGCCGGCAACGTCGACGCTGGCGCGCATATTTATCAGGCCGTGTACGAATGGATCGACGGTCAAGGGAATAAGCACGTCTCGGAGCCAAGCGATCCGTTTTCGGTCACACTCGTGGGCGCGTCGACGGTCACGGTGACCGCGACGACTCTCGGGACGACCCGAAAGGGACGAGCGTCGCAGGGAGAGCAACGGCACGTGCAGGTTGCTTTCTTCCGCACGACCGTGAATGGCGAGATCCTCTACCGCATCACGCCGCCTAACCAAGGCGTGACGAGCGATCCAACTGTCGTGACGGTGTCGTTCGTCGACAACGTTTCTGACGTGAACGTTGTGGGTGAGGCGTTCGGTCAGATTTACACGTCGGGCGAGATCCTCCCGAACGGCACGCTCCCCGGCGTTCGTTGTGTGGAGTCGTTTGGATCGCGCCTATGGGCGGCATCGGCCGAAGACGGGAAGACGATCTATTTTTCCAAATCGTTCGTGGTGAACGAAGCTCCGGCATTTTCCGACGGGCTCACGCTGCGCGTTGACGATGCGCCGGACTCGATTGTTGCGATGGCCGCGCTTGACGACAAGCTCATCGTGTTTACTGGCGAGCGGATCTACTACGTGTCCGGGGATGGTCCCAATGACACGGGACTCGGCGGCTCTTTCAACGGTCCCAATCGTGTCGCCGCGGACGCTGGCTGCGTCGACGCGCGTAGCGTGGTGTCGGTGCCCGGCGGCGTTTTCTACGCCTCTCCTGCCGGCATCTATCACCTGGACCGAGCGCTAGAGGTCACCCCGAAAGGTCTCCCCGTTCTCGACGAGACCACGGGGTGTACGTACCTCGGGACGGTGCTCGATTCCGTCGAGAAGCGTGTACTGTTCCTCGTGACCGGCGGAACGGACGCGGTGTACGCGGGGCCGCGCGTGCTCGTGTACGACTACGCTTTCGATATTTGGACCATTTGGATCCCGTACACGCAGGACCGAAGCGATCCGACGACCACGATTCCCGACGATACGCTCCGTTCTCAGGCGGTTTGGCTCGGGTACCATGTGTGGACCACGAACGGTCTCTCCGAGGCCGACGTTTGGCAGCAAGGCACCGGGCCGACCCCTTGGCTCGACGGCGAGTGGTTCTTCCCGGCGCAGTACGAATCACCGTGGGTGCACGTCGCCGGTATTGCGGGGTTCCAACGCACCTATCGTGTGACTGCGACCGGGGCGCAGTTCTCGAACCACGCGATCCAAATGGACGTGCTGTGCGATTACGACGAGAGCACGGTATACCAGTCGCGCGCGTGGGACGCGTCGTCGCTCGTCGGCGCTCCGGCGCTTGAGCGCATGCAGCTCCACCTACGGCCTCAGCTCGCGGCGGCGATCAAGATCCGGCTTGCGAGCACGGCCGTTGCGGGGGATCCTTCCGGAGCGGGCCCGATCGGAGGTTTCGATCTTGCGGCCCTGACGTTCGAAATCGGCGTGAAACCGAACAGCGCGCGGCTTCCGCCGCAGAACCGAGGTTAACGTGAGCGGTCAAAACTACGGACAGGGAATCGGGACCGGCGTTGGCGCCGTAGGCGGCGGTCTCGTAGGTGGCCCAGCTGGCGCCGTCGTTGGTGGAGTCGCCGGTGGAGCGCTCGGCGGCCTCGTCGGTGGCATGTTCGACTCGAGCTCGGCGCCCACGTATAGCGCGCCGACTGTGAGCTACGACTACGGACAGCGAGACAACTACCTGGCGCAGTCGGCGCAAGGTCGGCAGGGGCAGACCCAAGCGATGGGGCTCTATCAGCAGGCCGCGAACGGCCAAGGCCCGAGCGTTGCGCAGCAGCAGCTACAGCAGGGGCAGCAGCAAGCAGCGCTGCAGGCCAATCAGCTCGCCGCGTCGGCTCGTGGCGGCGCTGGCGCTGGGATTATGGCTCAGCGGTACGCCGAGCAGCAAAACGCGCTCGGGGCCCAGCAGGCGAACGCTCAGGCGGCGCAGTTGCGAGCGGCCGAAATGGCTCAGGCTCGGCAAGGACTGTTGCAGGCCGGGACCGCCGTTCAGCAGGGTGATTTCGGCAACGCGCAGCTGATGCAACAACAGCAATTGGGACAGGCCCAAATTTCGTCTCAGGGTCAGATCGCGGCGATGAATGCGAACGAGCAAGCGTGGGCCGCGCAGCAGCAGGCGAACGCGCAGAAGCAGGGCGCTCTCCTTGGACTCGGAGGCAGCGTGCTTGGGTCTGGAATCTCTAGCGGGTTGTTTAGCTGAGCCATGCCTTACACGGCCTATCAGACCGATCCGGACGGCGGAGTCACGTTCAGCGACCCCGCTGGGGGAACCGTTCGACTTCCGATCACTCCGGCCGCTCGGCTCGAGATGTCGCGAATCGATCAGGTCGCTCCGGTCGCTCCGGTTCCGATCGCTCCGGTTCCGATCGCTCCGGTTCCGGCGCTCGTGGCGACCGCCGGCGCGACCACTGCGCTCGGTGGTGAGGCTGGTGGTGCCGGCGGCGCTCCGCCCGCTCCGCCCGCTCCGATCGACGCCAATGGAGGCAGCGGCGGAGCTCCGCAAATGCCGGACTCCGGTCCTGCGACGCCGATTCCGGTCGATAACGGCGTCGGTGGGCGCGGCACGGTCGCCAATCCGGTGCCGATGGCGGGTACGCCTGGCGCCGCGCCGGTGCCCCGCAAGGTTGACCCGTCGAGCGTTGTTTTCGCAGCACCGGCGGCCACGGGCGCGCCGGGCGCGGGCGGCGTGGATCTCTCCGACGCGGACGAGGTGATGGGCCGTGAGCGAGCTCTACGCCGAGCCCGCGCGGCGGAAACCGGATCGCCGTACTACCGAATCGCGGCGACTCCGGAGCGCGAGCAACGCACGAACGTGCAGCGTGAGCGCTCGCTCGGCCCTGACCCTGCGATCATCGGCGAGCTGGAAGCCATCGAAGGCGGCGCAGTGCCGTTCAAGGCCGAGGCGCCGTCGCCTTTGGTTCACGATCCGCGTGCGATTCTCGCGCTGTTTCAGCCGCCGCCTGAGGCGAAAACGGAGAAACAAAAGCTCGAGTGGGCGAGCGGTGTGGCGCAGCAAGCGGGGCAGGACGGCCTATCGATGGCGACCCTTTCGACGATGCTTCCGAGCCGTCAGATCGTCGCGCCCAAAAACTACAACGGCGAACAAGTCGACGAGTACGAGAAGCAAAAGGCGACGAAGCGGCAAGAGCTGATCGAAGCCATCGATGCGGCGCGCGCGGGCGAGCTCGCGCAGCACGAAAATGTGCAGACCATGCGGAAGGCCCAGGCCGATGCGTGGCAGGAAAAGTACGGCACGTACGGGCTTCTCGGCGGTGATACGCGCAAAGCCGAACTCGATGCAAACGTGCAAGAGGCTAGCGCTGAGGCCGAGGCAGAACGTGCGGAAAAGCGCCTCGGGTTCGCCGAGGAAAAGCGCGACGCGTACCTCGCGCAGCAAGACCAGTTGCAGAAGATTCGCGATCGAATCGGCGCGAGCGTCGAGGACATCCGCGCATCGCGAATCGACGACAAGAAATTCTGGAAAGAGAAGAGCACGGGCGCAAAGCTCGCGGCTGCGATCGCTGTCGGGATGGGCGCGTATGGCGCCGCAATCAACAAAGGTCCGAACCATGCGTTGCAGATTATCGAGAGCGCAGTGCAGGCCGATATCGACGCGCAAAAAGCGAATATCAACGCCAAACAGGCGGACCTATCGAACCTGCAAATCCTCTACAAATCGGTGCTCGACGAGACCGGTTCGAAGCTCGCTGCGACCGCTGCGATGGAGACCGCGGCGTACGCAAAAATCGACGACGAGCTCAGGAAAAAAGCGGCGATTGCCGGCACCGAAAAAGCGCGAATCGTCGCGCAGCAAATGTCCGGTGTTCTGCGCAAGGCTCAGCTCCAGCGCGACGCCGCAATCAGCGAAGCGATGCGCGGCAAGGAAGCAACCGCAAGCCGCGTGATTCCCGCGACCGCTGGCGGCATTGGCGGCGGCCCGAAGTCGCTCACTCAGCGAATCAAAGAGGCCGAGCAAGATCGCAAAGCAGAGACCGAATTCGCGAAGGACAGCGCGACCGTACAAAAGGAAACGAAAGAAGCCGCGAAGGGTGGTCCGGAGCGCGCGGTATGGGGCGGAACGACGTACGAATTCCCCAACGCGTCGACCCCGACCGAGGGCGCCGATTTGCGCAAAAAACTCGGCGCGGCAAAGGTCCAGCAGGATGTGATCCAACGTCTCCAAGAGCTTGGCCCGACCGCGAGTTTGGATCCCACCGTTTCGGCGCAACAGAAGCTGCTTGTCACCGAGCTCACGCAGAACGACCAAGCCGCCAAGGGCGAAGGCATTACGCACGAAAACGACGTTGAGCTTATGAGACAAGCGGTGTCCTCGTTTATGAGCGGTCGCCAAAACCTGGACACCCTCGACGCGCTCCTAAAGAAGCGCGTGAACTCGCAGATGGAGCAAGGCGGGGCCCGAATCGCGGGGCGTAAGTGACCCAGCAGGCGCCTGTGCAAACGGTCGAAATGGTCGACCGCGACGGGAACGTTCACGACGTTCCCGCGGCTCAGGCGTCCGCGCTTTTTCGCTCGGGAAATCTCGGCTTCGCGCCGGACGCCGCAGTGCCGGTAGATACCGGCGGCCAGATTCAACTGCTCTCCGGCGCCGAGGCCGGCAAAGCGCTGCTCACTGATTTTTCGGCGACCGCCACGGGCCAAGAGGACCTCGCGAATCAGACCGAGCGCCGCGAGATGGCCGGCGTCGGTCACACGCTGGCCGCCGCCGGAATCGGCGCCGGAAACGCGCTAACGCTCGGCTTCGGGAAAGCCGCTGCCGCTGGTGCCGGACAGCTCATTGGTGGCGACACGGGGCAAGACGCGGTCGAGGATTATATTCGGCGCAGCGAGCGCCAGCACGGCACCGCGATGGGCCTCGGCGAGGTCGGCGGTTTCCTCGCGCCGCTCGTGTTCTCCGGCGGCACCTCACTCGCCGCGCGCGGCGCCGCGGCTGGCGAAACGGCGCTCGGTCGCGGCGCAGTCGCGGCCAGCGAGCGGAGCCTTCTCGCGCGAGGTGTCGAGGCGACCGGCAACTTCGCTACGGCGCCCATGCGCGCCGTTTCCTCGTTGGGAGAGGGTGCGGCGAACCTGGCGGAGCGCGGGGCCGTAGCGGCCGGCCTGGACGCTGGAGGCGCGAGCGTGCGTGTTCTCCGCGGCGCGGCTCAGGGCGCGGCAGAGATGCCGTTTTACTCGGTCGGACAGGCGGTGTCCGACGCGACGATCCACGACAAAGACTTGACCGCGGAGCAGCTCGTCGCGGCGGCGGGGCACGGCGCGCTATTCGGTGCAGTTGGCGGCGGCGCGCTCTCGGTGGCCGGCCAGCTATTGGCCGGTGGTGGCAAGCTCGCGGTCAAGGCCGGTGAGCGGGCGGGCGAGCTCGCGTCATCGCTCGGGGTCGATATTCCGAAGAGCCTCGGCGAGGTCGCGGAGCGGAAAGCGATCCAATCGACCGGAGCGAATCTTCGTCAGATCGAGGCGCTGGAAGGCGCTGGAATGGCCGAGACGCGCGCGAAGGCCGCGCGCATGATCGTGGAGGACCTGCCGAAAGAGCTTGGCGAAAAACCCGGCGCGATTCTCTCGCACGCGCGGCAAGCGGAAGCGGCCGTCTCGCTCGAAACGAAAATCGGCCAAGAGGTTCGCGGCTCGCTCCGTGCAATCGATGAAGCCGGAATCGCAAAGCCGAGCGTGGAAGCGATCGTTGACGGTGGTCGTGCGATCGCAGAACGGCTCGAGGCCACGCCGTTGGCCGAAAAAGAGGCGCGCGCGATTCGTCGCTCGGTCGAGAGCTTCGAAAAGAAGGCCGGCGAGCCGACGTTCGAGGAGCTTTGGGAGATGCGAAAGCGTCTCGACAAAACCATCAATTTTAAAGCAGCCGGCGAGGGGAATTCGCTCGAACAGGCCAAGCTCGAGTTTCGCCGTTTGATCGAAAGCACGATCGAAAAAGACGCCGCGAAAGCGTCCGCGGAATTGGGTGCGGAGCACGCGGCGACGTACGCAAAAGCCAAGAGCGATTTTCGCGCTGCAACCTGGATTCGTGAAGCCACGGAGAAGGGAGCGGCGAGCGAAGCGCGAAACCGAAGCGTTGGCCTTTCCGAGCAACTCGGCGCGCTTGGTGGCTTCACGCTCGGCGGCGGCGGCATTCCCGGTCTCGTTGCCGGCGCTGCGTCGTCGGTCGCGCAAAATCTCGTGCGTCGGTACGGCGATCAAGTCGTTGCGTCGCTCGCGCACCAAGCGATACGCACCGATATGGTGAATGCCATTTCCAAGACCTTCGGGAATGCGCTCTCGGAGCGCGCGGCGAGCTACGTTTCGCGCGAGGCGCTCGCTTCCCGCGTCGCCGCTGCTCCCGGTCGCGGCGCGTGGCTCGCTGAGTCGGAATCGGTTAGCGCGCGACAAACGAAGCGCGACGACGAGAGCCTCGCGAAACAATACGCGAAGACGCGTGAGCAGCTCGCGAGCGTGACCCCGGCTTCGCTCGAGCATCGCACCGCCGGCCTCGCCGATGCGCCCGGGCTTCGCGCTGCAGTCGTTCAGCAAGCAACGGTTGCGCGAGATTTCCTCGCCTCGAAAATGCCTCCGGCGCCTCCGGAGGCGCATCCGCTACAGCCAGGCGCGAGCGCCGCGCGGCCTCCGTCGCCCGCGGAGATGCAAAAATTCATACGGTATTCGCGCGCCGTGGACGACCCCATGAGTGTGCTCGACGATCTGCACGAGGGGCGTCTCAATCGCGAATCCGTCGAAGCTTTGAAGGCCGTCTATCCGAAGATTTACGGCGAAGTCCAAGGCGCTGTTCTCGGTGCGATCTCACAACGGCGTCAGGCGCTCTCGTACCAACAGGAGGTGCAGCTCGGGACGTTGCTCGGTGTGCCGACCAACCCGAGCATGAGACCGCAAGCAATCGCAGCGGCGCAATCGATTTACGCTCAGCAACCGCCGCCGCCGAGCCCAGGGCCGAAGGCGCCGAAAGAGCCGAAAGAGCCGCGCACGGTCAAGCCTTTTGATATCAGCTCGTCTACGATGAGCCGATCGCAGTCGTTCAACACCCCGTCCACCTGACCTGAGGTATCGCCATGTCCACGAACGTTACTCACCTCGCCGACAACGTCCGCGGCGCGCTGCTCTCCGAAATCCTCGTCGTGTCGGTCAACGGCGATTTGGCGGTCGACTTGGCCGACCCGGCGAACCGTCCGCCGGGCGAAACCTACGCCGCGAAAACGTATTGGTTCGGCACCTACGTCACGATCGAAGCCGACGGCGGAGACGTGTACTACGCGTTCTCCGCGGCAACCGGAACCGTGGATCCGACTGCCACGGGAATCGGTGGCCAACAGTGCGTTTCAATCAAGGATGGCGCGCGAGAGCAGGCGTTGATTCCGAACGCACCGCCGGCGCACGTCGACGGAGTGACCGACGTTCCCAACGCTTGGCGTTGGCTGCTCTTGCACTCGACTGCGGCAATCAGGGTTCGAATCTGGCGCTCGAGCGTGAAGGTGTGATGTGATCCGCCGCGACATTCGCAATCGTCGAGCCTCGCCGCAGCACTCCGGTGGAGGTCCTCCGCCAGGGTTCGATCCGAACGATGCCGCTGCGTGGGGACTCCCGTTGTGGGGTCTCCGCAGTGACGTCGCCGGCTCGATGTTCACTACGCAATTCGGCGGCGTCGTCGCCGGCAATGGCGATCCGGTCGCACGTTGGGAGGACCAGACTGTCAACGGTCGGCACTTCTCCACCTCTGGTCCGACTTGCACCAAGGACAATGCAGGCATTGGCGGATTGCCGTCTGTCGATTTTGCGGCGTCGGAGCTTTTTTCGCCAGCGTTTGCAATCAATCAGCCGTGCACGATTTATTGCGTGTGCTCGATTTTTAACTTTGGGACCATTGCCCTTCTCGTCGGTCAAACGACGATGGCTATCCAGGTCTACTCGACCGCGCTGGCGAATATCGCGTCATATTCTGGCGCGTCGAACATTCTCTCAATCGCGGACCACAGCACCAATCACGCTTACTGTTTCGTATTCGATGGCGCATCGTCCACGATTCGGCAAGACGCACTTGAACAGGTCGGGGACGTCGGAGTCCTCGACGAGCCGAGCGGGTTGATTCTCGGCGGATACCAGGCCGGGCTGTATCAGATCGACGGTCAGGTCTCTTGGTTTTGGGGTTATGGCGTCGCGCATTCGCCGTCCCAACGAGACGCGTATATGGCGGCGCTCGCTGCACTCTTCGGAACGCCATGAGCCAGACCCCAAGCGTCGACCAAGATCCGGAGCGACCGGTCACGTTGCAATATCTCGCGTGGGCCGTGGCTGACGCGCGCGAAGCGATCACGCGCAACCACGATGCGACGATTGATTCGGTGAATAAGCTCGGGGCTCGTACTGAGAAAATCGAGATCGCTTCGAACCGAATCGAAGAGAGACAGATCACGTCCGAAGCGAAACTCATGGTCGAGCTCGCACTCGTGCGCGGGTCGCTGTCGCGGCTCGAGGGGCGCGATTCGCAGCACCACGAGCAGATCGAAAGCGTGCGGCGCACGGCCGCCCAGGCGCGCGCGATGGCCGCGCTGCGCATCGGCGCCCTCATGCTGAGCGGCGCCGCGCTTTGGAAAGCTTTTGAGTGGTTGTATCCTCTGCTACCGAGGTGATCCATGCTCTCGAATCCGTACGTTCACACGTCGCTCGCGTTCCTGATTGCGTGGGTTCTCCCGTTCGGAGTGCACCTGCTGCTCAACCCAAAGAAGGGAAGCAAGCTTGACCTCCTCCTTGGGCGACTCGTCGACCTTGGGTTCAACCCTGCAGCATTCGAGAGCGATGCGGATCGGATCCTGAAACAGATTGCCGCGGAGAAGCTCAAGTGAGCCGCGCGGCGTGGCTCGTGGTCGCGATGCAAGTCCTCGCGTGCGCGACGTTTCAGGCGCACGCAAGCGATCCGATCGTGGTCGACGCGGAGACCGCCATCTGCGACGCCGTCGAGCTCGCGGGGCTTCGCTGGTGCCCAACGCCGGAACAGATCCAGCAGGTGATCGCAATCCTGGAAGATGCGCGAGCGAACCAAAGCGCGGCCACGGTGACTATCGTGTTCCCGGATCGGACCAAAGCCTCTGCGGTGATTCCTGCCGCCGCGATTGATTCACACCTCAGCGCGCTTCGGGCGCGATTCGCAAACGGAGACTCTCTCAAATGAACACTCGTCAATTCGTTCTCGTTTCCAAGGACCCGCGCGTCACCGATTCCGATCTCGCCACGATTGCACGCGCCCTTCGTTACCAGCTTGCGCGGCACGTCGCGCCCGCGTGGGAGCGTTCACCGTGGCTCGTGTGTCACCAAAATCCGGCGCTGACGATCGCAGACGATGCGATCATTTTTTCGCTCGTAAACAACGACACGGCGACCCCAGACGCGCTTGGGTGGCACACCGAAGACGAGACCGGAAAAGTTTTTGGCGAGATCCTGATTTCGCCCGTGCTCGACAACGGCGGAACGATCATCGAAGGATCGAACAGCGTGTCGTCGGTGGTGTCGCACGAAACGATCGAAACGTTCCTCGACGCTGCTGTTTCCACGTGGGACCAGGCGGCCGACGGAAACCTCTACGCGCACGAGGGATGCGACGCCGTCGAGGGAGATTCGTACGTCGCGCAAGGCGTTGCGGTGTCGAATTTCTTGCTGCCTCCGTTTTTCGATTCGCAGGCGCCGAAGGGTTCGAAATTCGATTTCCTCGGCAACCTCACCGCGCCGTTTACGATGTCGCCCGGTGGGTATCAGGCCGTGATGTCGGGCGGTACTGTGACTCAGGTATTCGATGCGCACATGCCCCTTTGGAAGCGCAAGGCGAAGGCCCAGTCGTTCCGCCAACAGAGGCGCGCCGCGCGCGTGGCAAGGGCGACGGTGGCACCGTGAGCGGGCATGAGCGCGTGATCTGCCGCACGTGCAGCGCTGTGATCCGGCAATGCCGGTGCATCGACTGTCACGCGAGCCATCCGACCGTGGAGCTCTGCTTGAGCTGCGCAAAAAAAGCGTTCTTCGCACCTATCGCCAGGCTTGACTTTTCCGAGGCGCTCCGTGCCTGCAAGGCAGGGAAACGCATCGCGCGCGCCGGCTGGAACGGCAAGGGGATGTTCGTGTTCTTGCAGTCAGGTTACCCCGACGGCGTTCCGAGCTGCCCGAAGACGGCAGAGCTGATGGGCATCGAGCCGGGCACGACGATCCGCGTGCTCCCGTACCTTGTGATGCGCACGGCGGACATGCCGCTCACGATCGTGCCTTGGGTGATCTCACAAGCGGACGCGCTCGCGACGGATTGGTCGGTGCTCCCATGAGCGCCTGGGAGGGCTCCTACTTTCAGCAGCAGAGCGAACAGGCCAAGGAGCAGGCCGAACGCGTCGCGCAAATGACACCGGCGCAGAAGGCGGCGCATTTCCGCGTGCCGCTTATCCCGGGGCGCAAAGTGGATCCGGCACTCGATTCGAATCCAATTACTGGTATTTGCGGAGCGTGCGGCACTGAGATTCGAAAAATCATGCATCTGGCCTGCGCGAAGTCGGAGTGTCCACTTTCGGAGCGAATTAGATGATCGATTTCTCCGCCGCGCGAGCTCGCCAGAGCCCGGAGGACGCCTCGCTATTCGATCGCGTCCTCACAGCTGCGCAGTCGTACGATCCTGCCACCAGGGCCCAGGTAGAGGCGCTCCTCGGGCTCGTGGGACTGCGCCCGGGACAGGACGAGTACGCAGCGACCGTCTACCCGCACGACACGCCGCAGGCCCGCGCCAGCATGGTGCCTCAGTCGGGGTGCGGCCTTGTGCTCGAGGTCGGCTGGCGCGCGCGCGGCGTCGATTTCCCGCTCCTCGCGGTGCCGTATTACGAGCGCTGCCAGCGCGAGATCTCAAAAGCGCTCACCGCCGATTGGCCGTGGGCCCGTGCCGTAGGCGCGTGGG